TGGCGACGATACGGGCGCTGGCGAAGGGGCTACTGACGACGCTGACGCTAAGTCCGACGCCGCCGGGAACAACGCTGCAGAGGCCGACGCCGCCGGAGACAAGGCTTAACCTGTGGCCCTAACCGTCGAAGATGGCTCCGGTCTCTCGGCTGCGAATTCCTACGTCTCGCTAGAAGAGGCCCTCGCCTATCATGCGGACCACGGGAACGCCGCCTGGGCTGCGGCTACCACCGACGAGGCGCGCTCGGCGGCGCTCGTCCGCGGCGCAGCCGCACTTGACGGCATGTACGGCGGCCGCTGGCCTGGCGTCCGCTATTCCGATCTGCAGGGCCTGGACTGGCCTCGCTCCAGCGCATGGGACCGTGATGGATACCCCCTCACTGGGGTACCCGCGAAGGTCAAGGCAGCCGCCTGCGAGGCCGCCCTCATCGAGCTCGGGAACGCGGGCGCCCTCTCGAAGAAGAGCGATACCGGGCTCGCCGAACTCACGGTAGGACCGATCACGAAGAAGTGGCTTTCAGGATCCGGGGCGGCGCAGACCGCCTACCCTGCGATCAAGCAGGCGCTCGCGCGCATCGTGCGCAGTAGCGGCAGCATGACTTTTACGAGGGGCTGACCTTGAGCGATATGTACGAGGACCTAGTCGAAACCGCGCAAAGCCTCATCGCTGATTACGGGCAGTCGGCTACCCTTCGCCACGTATCTTCCGTCTACGACCCCGAGGCCGGAACCTCGGTCGACACTGTTACCGAGACCGCGTGCGACGTACTCGAGCAGGACGTGAACTCCATCGCGATGTTCGCGGCTTCGCTTAAAGAGGACTCGCTTATCTCTGAGTCTACGCGGTTCTTCATGCTGACCGGAGCCACGCCGGCGCCGGCGGACAAGCTCATCGTCGGCACGACCACCTACACGATCGACGCCGCGCGGCCGCTGTCTCCCGGCGCCATTGCGATCTACTACATGGTGAGGGTGCGGGCATGAGCACCTTCACGATGGATCTGGATCGCTTCAAGGTCAAGACGATCGCTCAGATGGATCTGGTCGCACGGAAGATCGCCCTTGAGGTGTACCGCCGCATCATCCTCAAGACCCCGGTAAAGACCGGCCGTGCCCGCGGGAACTGGCAGTGCACGATCGGAACTCCGGCGGCCGGAGCGGTTGATGGCGTCGATCCTGCCGGCGTGAAAGCCATGTCGACGCTACAGGCCCAGGTCGCGGCATGGAAAGCAGTCACGGGAGTCTCTATCCTGCTCACGAATAATCTCCCGTACATTGGCCGTCTCGAGCATGGCTCATCGATGCAGGCGCCTGCGGGCATGGTCGGCGTCACGATCGCCGAACTCGGTGGGATCGTCCAGGAGGCCCTCTGATGGCCGGAACCATGGCAATACGTGCCGCCCTGGTTGCGCGTGCGATAGCGGTAGCGCCTGGGGCCGCCCTGCCCGTTTCAAGCGTGGCTTGGGAGGGTAAGAAGTTCACGCCCGTACATGGAACCCGCTACTACCGCGCGACCTTCCTTCCGGGCGAGCCCTCACAGGCCGAGCTCGGCGACGCTGGCCGCAATCGGCACTACGGGTTGTTCCAGATCGACGTCTTCGAGTCGGCTAATACCGGCGACGCGGGAGCTGCGGCTGAAGCCGAGCGAATAGCGGCCGCGTATTGCCGCGGTACGGTACTCGAAAATTCCGGAGTATCGGTCAAGTGCATCAAGAGCTATCGAACGCCAGGGGATTCGTCCGACCCGGCGTGGTTCATGGTCTCGGCCGTCGTTCAGTGGCAGGCCGACGTAGGGAACTAGGAGGATACCATGGGTTACGGAACCGGCGCTCGCAGTCGCCTCATCTACTGCGCAGAGACCGTCGAGGGCACGACTCCCGCAGTACCGTCCTGGAAGACGATCCGCCGCACCGCTGGCGGATCCGGCATCACCGTAGGGCGCTCGACGCTCGAGTCCGCGGAGCTCCGGAGCGACCGCCAGACGCCGGTACCCCAGCTCGGCAATAAGAGCATCGGTATCAACGTGCCGCTCGAGTTCTCGTTCGGCTCCTTCGACGACTTCCTCGAGTCGATTCTCGCCGGAGCCTTCGCGGCCGACGTCCTCGTCAACGGCGTGACCCGCAAGACCTTCACCTTCGAAGAGGGATTCCTCGACCTCGATACGCCACTGTATCAGACTGTCGTCGGCGCCATCGTGAATTCGATGTCCCTCTCGATCAGCAACAACGCCAAGGTTACGGGCTCCTTCGAGCTTCTCGGCTTAGCTGCGGCCGCCCTCGCGACGAGCTCGTTGGCCGCCAGCGTCGCCGACCCAACAGATACCGACGTCTTCGATTCCTTCACCGGCGCCATCCACGAGGGCGGTTCGGCTTTCGAAGCGGCGCAGTCGCTATCGCTACAGGTCGAGGCCTCGGGGAAACACTCGTACGCGCTCTATAACGACGACCCCGCTTTCAACTCGCTCGGCCGTATCAAGATCACGGGCACGCTCGTGTCCTTCTTCAAGGACGCCGTCCTCGCGAACAAGTTCCTCAACAAGACCCCGTCGTCGATCGCATGGACCCTCACCGACGGCGCGGGGAACGACTACCTGATCGAGCTTCCGTACATCGTCTATACGGGGGCCTCGAAGACGATTCCCGAGGACGACATCCCTGTGTCCCTGCCCTTCACGGCCGGAGTCGATCCCGTCTCCGGCGTCATGATCAAGATCACGCGCACGGCCGCGTAAGGAGACAAGAGCAATGGATCTGATGAACCTGGACACGACCACCCGCGCCGAGGCCGGCGCCGAGCTCGAGATCAAGCACCCGAAAACCGGAAAAGGCATCGGCTTCTTCCTGACGATCAAGGGAGCCGACTCTCGAGCCTACAAGGCCGCGCTCAAGGACGTGATGAAGCGGGCAACGCCGGAGACGACCTCGAACGAGGTCAAGGAGGCGGTGCTCGTCGCGTGCGTCACCGGGTGGCGAGCCGAGGAGCTCGTGGACGGGAAGATGTGCGCCTGCCCGGTGCTTCTCGACGGCAAGGAGATCCAGTTCAACGAGCCCAACCTGAAGAAGGTACTCGATCGGATGCCTACGATCCGGGACCAGGCTCTCGCGTTCCAGGATGCGCGCGCCAATTTTTTACCCTCCGCCTCCGAGAGCTGAAGGAGGCTGCAGTAGCGCAGGCCAGGCTGTGGGCGCCGATCGATCCGAAACGCCCGGGCCTGGGAACGATCGAGAAGGCACAGCGTGACCGCGAGGCGAAGACCGGGAAACGGAGCCCGATGCTCGACGCGGTCACGGTACCCGAGGGCTTCGAGTACCTTTTCTGGATGTTCTGGGAGATCCGGCGCGGGACAAGCGAGGGCATGAACGGCACGAAGGTCACATGGCGTGACCTCGCTGACTACCAGGTGCTAACGGGGATCGCGCTCGATGCCTTCGAGGGCGACGCGATCATGCAGATGGACGCGGCGGTGACGGCCGCGGCAAGGGAAGAGGCGGTCGATGGCCGGAGTTGAGCTTACAGCGCTAGAAATAGATACCCGCCTCAAGAATGCCGATCAGACTATCGCCGGCCTCGATGCGATCAAGACGCACGGTAAGGGAGCTGAGGACAGCTTCGGCGGTCTGGCCATGAAGATTGCGGGCTTCACGTCGCTCGCCAACCTGGCGGTGTCCGCTGGGCAGAAGCTGGTCAGGACGACAATCGAGCTGGCGAAGCAGTCGGTCGTGCTCGCGGCCGGCTTCGAGAAGGCACGCGTGACCTGGGGCGTGCTCGTCGGCGACATGGACATGGGCGCCAAGGTCTTCGAAGAGATCCGCAGCTATGCCGCTGAGACACCGCTGTCGTTTGAGGGACTTAACCAAGCCGCGACCGTGGTCAAGGGCTTCGGCGTTGCGGCCGAGGACATCATTCCCACGCTGTCAAAGCTCGGCGACGTAGCCATGGGCGACAACCAGAAGCTGCAGAGCCTCGCACTCGTCTACGGCCAGACCATGGCCCAGGGCAAGGCCAAGACCCAGGACCTCTACCAGTTCATCAACGCCGGCGTTCCGATCTTCAACCTGCTCGCGGAGTCGATGCACGTCTCGGCAGGCGAGATCAAGGACCTGGCGGCAGAAGGCGCGATCACGTTCGAAGAAATCGACAAGGCGATCACGAAGGCGACAAGCGCCGGCGGCCAGTTCTACAAGATGATGGAGCTGACCGCAGAGACCACCGAGGGCAAGTGGTCGACCGCCGTCGACAACTTCAAAAATAGCCTCGCCGACCTGGGTGAGCGCGTCTTGCCCCTTGTGAATGCCCTTCTCGACGACTACAACAACGCAGCCGACCGCGCCCAGGGCGTCAAGAATATCAACACGGTCATGTCCGGGGCCGGTGGTGACATCGAGCAAGCTATTAAGACTACGCAGGCGATATTGAACATGGCCGAGACTGACCGAGTGAAATTCGCCGTTCAATACGTCGGCATCTTCCGCAATGCCGCGGAGGAAATCGCAAACTACAAGCTGATCCTGCAGTCACTCCTCCGTTTGCAGGAGGAGGCTTCTCGAAGCGCCTTCAACCTGAGGGACGACAAGGGAGACCTCAGGGCCGCGGCCGCCTCATCTTCTAGCGCGCTGACTCCCTGGCAGAAATCGCTCCAGGGCATCACCGGTGATACGAGCATATCCGACTCGATATCGAAGATCACCAGCGAAGCCGGAAGGCTTGCCGAGGTTGCGACGATTACCGGTGGGTCGCTCGTCGATCCGTTCAAGGAAGCCCGTCAGGAACTCGTCGAGCTCTACGAAGCAATGTACATGACCGGGAACCTCGGACCGGAGTGGAGCGGGAAGCTCGTAGCAGCCATCGACGAAACCGATCGGGCGATAGCCGCTGCTGGCGAATCGACTACGGAATGGCGCAACGAACTCCAGAACGGTATTGCTCCCGCCGGAGAGAATGCTGTCGTAGTCAACGAAGCTCTGGCCTCGATCTATTCCGATCTCGACGACCGCATCAAGCGCGTCACCGCGACCGGGCTAGACTTCCTCTCGTACGAAGAGGAGCAGTACGCGGCACAAGTCCGCGCAGCTGGCGGTACGCAGCAGGACGTCGACGCGATCATGGACAAGGTCAACGCACTCCGGGCACTAAGCGAGGAGCAGTCCGCGATAGAGGAACTCAACCGCAGCATCGAGAAGCTCGGTGACGTCTTCCGCGACGCCGGAATGGATGCGTGGGTATCGACGTTCGAGACGCTCGGGGAATCACTCGCGCGAGGAGAGTTCGCCGCGGACTCGTTCGCTGAGTCGATGCGGAACATCGGCGAATCGATCATGTCGAACCTTCCGATGATGCTCCTGAATGCCGGCCTTCAGGCCGGGGCGATGGGACGATGGGAGATCGCTCTCGCATTAATCGGAGCGTCGGGCCTCGTCGCTCTCGGCAATGGGATCTACTCCGAGTACCAGAGCACACAGCCGGCCACGACAAACGCCCTCGGCGGAGTCTATACCTCGCCCTCACTACATTCCTACGCCAACGGCGTCTATGACTCGCCCCGGGCTTTCGCTTTCGCCCGCGGTGGGGTGTTCGCTGAAGCTGGGCCTGAGGCCATCATGCCGCTGTCGCGGGACTCCAGTGGACGTCTGGGAGTCTCGGCTTCAGGTTCGTC